AGAATCTGATATGCTTGATTTTAAGACAATAGAACGTGAAGGTATAGAAATACCTATTATAAAACCAATAGTTGATGCTAATGGTGTTAAAATAGCTCCTGATCAAAAATTAAAGCCTGGTGTTTATCCAGAACACTTTGCTTATCTTAAATCTGCATGTATTTGTGGTCAAGCAGATTTAGTAGAAGTAGTTAATGGAAAAGTAAACATTACAGATTATAAAACAAATAAAGAGATAAAAGAAAAAGGTTTTGTAAACTGGGAAGGTATAACATCTAAAATGTTTAAACCTTTAACTCATCTTGATGATTGTAATTTAAACCATTATAATATACAATTAAGTTTATATATGTATATTATTCTTAAACATAATCCAAAATTAAAGCCTGGAAAACTTACAATACAACATGTATCTTTTGAAAAAGAAAAAGATGATGAATATGGTTATCCAATAAATAAGTATGATTCTAATGGAGAACCTATTATTAAAGAAATTAAAATGTATCACTTACCATATTTAAAAGATGAAGTAAGAAGTCTTATAATGTGGATTAAAGATAACCCACTATGCTAGCAAAATTATTTGATGTACAAAATGGTAAAGTAATACCATCAGAACATTGTTATTCATTAAAAACTTTAAAAAATATTATGAATAAATATCCTGATACACACATGCAGGTTTATTTATATATTTTTTATATGACATGTCCTGATCCTGATATGAATCCTTTCTTTAATATGCCTGAGCATGAAAAAGAAGAAATAATTATAGATGAGATACAACTTGAAGAATCACCAGAAGATGAATCAATAAGAAATGCTATTAGATTTTGTGAAGATTTATATCAAACACCTACATATAGAGCATATAAAGGTATTAAATCTATGTTAGATAGATTAGCAAGATATATGGAAACCACATCTATAGAACATGGTAGAGATGGTAACTTAACATCATTAGTAAATACTGCTGCTAAATTTGAACAAATAAGACAATCATTTAAAGGAGCATATAATGATATGAAAGATGAACAAAAAAGTCAAGTACGTGGTGGACAAGGCTTGGCTTATGATCAAATGTAATAACTATAAAAACTATAAAAATGCAAAAAATTATTCCATTAGGTAACAAAGTCCTAATTAAACTTCATGAAAAAAAAGAAACTTATGGTAATACAGGAATTTATATTCCGGATTCTGCACAAGAAGATCCTTTGACAGGTAAAGTTATATCTGTAGGTGAAGATGTAACAGAAATAAAAGCTGGGGATGATGTTAGAATAAGTGAGTTTGGTACACCAATGTCTATTGAGTCAGAAGGATCAGAACATTTATTATTCCGTAAAGAAGATATAGTTGCTAAAGTTGTAGATGTATAAAACAATACCAACATATAAAAATGGCAAATGGTCAGAAACTAAATTTGAATCAATAGAGGATTTTAGATCTTTTATTGATTCTATTTTTAAGGAGCCTGGTAAATATAATTTTGATGAAACTGCACTGCTATTTAATAAACAAGCAGTTAAATTTAATACTGATGGAGTCTATTGTGATAAACCTTTTAGATCAAAAGATTTTATTCAGTATTGGAATGATCAAAAAAATAAATGTAGAGAAGGTGTAATATATCATGGTAAAAAAGATACTTGGTATATAACTAGAGACTATTATATGTGGTTAAACTTTTTACCTATTTTTGATAAAGAAGAAAAAAAATATGGTTTTGCTAAAATAAGAGATGCTCAATACCATATGGCTCTTTATGAAATTATGGCTGAAGTAAATTATAAACACGTAGCTATTCTTAAAAAACGTCAGATTGCTTCTTCTTATTTTCATATGGCAAAAATTGTTAATCAATATTGGTTTGAAGAAGGATCAATATGTAAGATAGGTGCATCATTAAAAGATTATATTAATGATAAAGGTTCTTGGAAATTTTTAGATGAATATGCAACATTTCTTAATCAACATACTGCATGGTATAGACCAAACAATCCAGATAAAGTTCTTTTGTGGGAACAAAAAATTGAAGTAAGAGTTAATAATAGAAAAACTCAAAGAGGTCTTAGATCTAAAATTCAAGGTGCATCATTTGAAAAAAATGCAACAACAGGTGTAGGTGGACCTTGTACTTACTTTTTTCATGAAGAAGCTGGTATTGCTCCTAAGATGGATCAGACATATGAATATATTAGACCTGCAATGTCATCAGGTATGATTACTACTGGACAATTTATAGCAGCTGGTTCTGTGGGTGATCTAGATCAATGTGAACCACTTAAGAAAATGATTATGCAACCAGAAGCTAATGGTATCTTAGGTGTTAAAACTGATTTAATAGATGATAAAGGCACTATTGGTATTGCAGGTTTATTTATACCTGAACAATGGTCTATGCCTCCTTTTATAGATAAGTACGGTAACTCACTTATAGAAGAGTCATTAAAAGCTATAGATATAGAAAGACAAGAATGGAAAGATGAATTAGATCCAGAACAATACCAATTACGTATATCTCAAAAACCTAGAAACATTGCAGAAGCTTTTGCATATAGAAAAGCATCCATATTTCCTCAAAGTTTTCTTACTAAACAATTACAAAGAATAGAACATAAAAAATATTCATATGAATTTATTGAATTAGAAAGAGATGAAAAAGGAATTAAACCTATTAAATCAAATAGAACTCCTATATCTGAATTTCCAGTAAATAAGAAAAGAGAGGATAAAGGCGGTGTACTAACTGTATGGGAAAGACCTATAAAAAATCCTCAGTTTGGAACATATTATGCATCTATTGACCCTGTGTCAGAAGGTAAAACAACAACATCAGATTCTTTATGTAGTATTATTGTTTATAAAAATCCTATAGAAGTAACAAAAGAAACACCAGAAGGATTAGAAACATTTATAGAAGGAGATAAAATAGTTGCAACATGGTGTGGTAGATATGATGATATAAGTAAAACACATGAACAATTAGAAAGAATCATTGAATGGTATAATGCATGGACTATTGTAGAAAATAACATATCATTATTTATCCAATATATGATTTCAAAAAGAAAACAAAAATATTTAGTACCAAAATCACAAATGGTGTTCCTAAAAGATCTTGGTTCTAATAGTAATGTATTTCAAGAATATGGTTGGAAAAATACAGGCACACTATTTAAAAGTCATCTTATATCTTATGCTATTGAATTTATTAGAGAATCAATAGATGAAGAGTTAGATGATAACGGAGAAGTATTAAGTGTAAAGTATGGAGTTGAAAGAATTCCTGATAAAATGCTTATTACAGAAATGTTACAATACTACCCTGGTTTAAACGTAGATAGATTAGTATCATTTGCTGCATTAGTAGCATTTGCAAAGATGCAACAAGCAAATAGAGGCTATGTTAAACGTAAAGAGAGAGATAAATCACTAGAATCTTTGGATAATTCACAAAATTTGTATAAATTATCTATGAGACCTTTTAGTAATTTAGGAAGGAGAAAAAATAGTAGTGTAGTTAAAAAAAGAAGAAATCCTTTTAAAAATATAAAGTAATGTATGATTGGGTAACAACTGCTACGTGTGAAAATGAATATACTTATATTCAATATATATTTGTTTATAACACATACATGAATGATGAAGAATTAATTTATAATCAAGAATAGAATGAAAGTATTAAGTGCAATGCAATTAAAAAATGGTGCAAAAGCAGAAGGTCGTCATGTATCTGCATCATTAACACAACCACTACAATTTTTACCTGCTAAAGATAAGAATGAGCAGTGGGCTTCGTGGAATTTAGATTGGCTTGAAAAAAGAGGTCTTGATTATCTTAGAGATAATGCTAGAAGAATTTTAAAAAATTATAAGTTAGCAAAAGGTATTATTGATAAAACAGATTACATTATAGAGGATGATAATGACTACACAGATCTTATTAATATTTTAACTAAAGAAGATGAAACAGCTTTAGAATTAAAATTTTATCCTATCATACCAAATGTAATTAATGTTCTTACTGGAGAATTTGCAAAAAGATATTCTAAAGTTCAATTTAGAGCTGTTGATGATACATCTTACAATGAAATGCTTGAACAAAAAAGAATTCAAATTGAAGAAACATTATTGTCAGATGCAAGAAATCAAATGATTATGAAAATGATTCAGCAAGGTGCTAATCCTGAATCAGAAGAATTTCAACAAAATATTGCACCAGAAAAATTAAAAACACTTCCTGAAATACAAGATTTCTTTTCAAAAGATTATAGAAGCTTAGTAGAAGAATGGGCTCATCATCAATTAAATGTTGATGAAGAAAGATTTAAAATGCAAGAACTAGAAGAAAGAGCATTTAAAGATATGCTTATTTGTGATAGAGAGTTTTGGCATTTCCGCATGATGGAAGATGATTATGAAGTAGAACTTTGGAATCCTGCATTAACATTTTATCAAAAATCTCCTGACTCAAGATATATATCTGATTCTAACTTTGTTGGTAAATGTGATATGATGAGTGTTGCAGATGTAATTGACATGTATGGTTATTTAATGACTGAAGATCAACTTACATCATTAGAACGTATTTATCCTGCAGCAAATTCTATATATTTAGATAATGGTCATCAGAATGACGGATCATATTATGATCCAACTAGATCACACAAATGGAATACACAAGCTCCTGGATTAGCATATAGAAAATTAATTAGTAATACTGATATGAATGCTAGTCAGTATGGAGGAGATGTTGTTCAAGCTATACTATCAGAAGGTGATGATATTAGTACATGGGGTGATTATAACATGATGCGTGTTACAACATGTTATTGGAAGACACAAAGAAAAGTTGGACACTTAACTAGAATTACTGATGATGGTCAATTAATTCAAGAAATTGTTGATGAAACATATAAAATAACTGATAAACCTGTTTATAATACTAAATTATTTAAACAAAAAACAAAAGAAAATTTAATTCAAGGAGAACACATAGATTATTTTTGGATTAATGAAGTTTGGGGTGGTGTTAAAATTGGACCTAATGGACCAACATCATGGAGAAATGATACAAGTGATGAACAACCTATTTATTTAGGTATTAACCAACAAAAGCCTGGAAGAATTGAATATCAGTTTAAAGGTGATAATTCATTATATGGATGTAAACTACCTGTAGAAGGAAGAGTATTTTCAGATAGAAATACAAGATCAACATCATTAGTAGATTTAATGAAACCATATCAAATTGGATACAATATGGTTAATAATCAAATAGCAGACATTCTAGTGGATGAACTAGGAACTGTTATTATGTTTGATCAAAATGCATTACCACGTCATTCTATGGGTGAAGACTGGGGTAAAAATAATTTAGCAAAAGCTTATGTAGCAATGAAAGACTTTGGTATGATGCCATTAGATACTTCTATTACAAATACAGAAAATGCTACAAACTTTAATCATTATCAGACATTAAATCTAGAACAAACAAATAGATTAATGTCTAGAATTCAATTAGCAAATCATTTTAAAAATCAAGCATTTGAATCTATTGGTATTAATCCACAACGTTTAGGTGGTGCAATAGCACAACAAACAGCAACAGGTGTAACACAAGCTATGAATCAATCATATGCTCAAACTGAAATGTATTTTACACAACATTCAGATCATCTAATGCCACGTGTACATCAAATGAGAACAGACTTATCTCAATATTATCATAGTACTAATCCTTCTGTTAGGTTAAGTTATATTACTTCTGAAGCAGAAAAAGTTAATTTCCAAATTAATGGTACAAAACTTTTACTAAGAGATTTTAATGTTTTTTGTACTACTAAAACTAATCATAGACAAATACTAGAGCAACTAAAACAAATGGCTCTTACTAATAATACTACTGGAGCATCTATATATGATCTAGGTAATGTTATTAAAGCTACAAGCATAGCAGAAGTTACAGATGTTCTTAAAGATGCTGAATCTAAACAACAACAGCAACAACAGCAACAAATGCAACAACAACAGCAAATGGCTGAACAACAACAGCAAGCTGCAGCTCAAGAAGCAGAAGCACAAAGACAATTTGAATCTCAAAAATTAGATAAGATGATTCAAAAAGATATTACTGTTGCTGAAATTAGATCTGCTGGATACGGAGCTATGCAAGATATAAATCAAAATCAACAAAGTGATTATCAAGATGCATTAAAAGAAATACGTGAAAGAGATCAGTATAGAGAACAAATGAACTTTAAACGTGAACAACAAAATACTAAAACATCTTTTGATAAGTCAAAATTACAGATTGAAAGAGAAAAACTTGCAACACAAAGACAAATAGCTGAGAAAAATTTAGAGATTGCAAGAGAAAATAAAAACAAATATGATGTAGAAAAGACTACTGAATCTAATAAAAAGAAGAAGAAATAACATACTTAGCTATATACTACAAAAAATCTTTCTTTTTTTTTAAATTTAAATGGTTTATGGTACAAAACTTTTGTATATTATATATGTAATAACCAGTAAATAACAATAAAACCATATAATTATGTCAGAAAAAATGCAACAAACGACAACAGTACAAGAAGTAGATGTAAACTTGGATGAGATCTTTAACGGTGCTCCAGGTGCTGATTCTGTTGTTACTCCAGAAACAAAAAAACCTAATGTGTTTTCAAAAGCAGAAGCAGTAGATTTATCATTTTTAGATAAACCAGAAACTGAAGCTGTAGTTGAAGAAACAAAAGAAGAAGTAAAAGAAACAGAAACAGAAGCTAAAGTTGAAGAAGTAGAAGTTAAAAAAGAAGAAGTTACAACTAAAGAAGAAACTGTTTCTAAAGAAGAAGTTGATGAAATTTTAAATGAAGGTTTAGATTTAGCTGAATCTGAAGATGAAAAATCAACTGTATCAGGTAGAAAAAGAATGAGTAATATGGCTGATGTCTTCAAAAAGATGATTGATGATGAGCAAATTATTCCATTTGATGATGATAAAGAATTAGATGATTATACTGCAAAAGATTGGAAAGAGCTTATCCAAGCTAATATGGATGAGAGAGCTAACAAAGTTAGAAGAGAAACACCAAAACAATTTTTTAATAGTTTACCACAAGAATTACAAGTTGCTGCAAAATATGTAGCTGATGGTGGTACAGATCTTAAAGGTTTATTTGGTGCATTAGCACAAGCAGAAGAAGTGCGTGATTTAACGTTAGAAACTGAAGATGGTCAAGCACATATTGTAAGAGAATATTTAACTGCTACAGGTTATGGAAGTGCAGAAGATATTCAAGAAGAAATTGAAATTTGGAAAGATTTAGGTAAACTTGAAAAGCAAGCATCTAAGTTTAAACCAAAATTAGATAAAATGCAAGAGCAAGTTATTGCAAGAAAATTGCAACAACAAGAACAATTAAAAGCTCAACAACAAAAAGCATCAGAAAACTATATGGCCAATGTGTATAATACACTTAAAGATGGTAAAGTAGGTGATATGAAAGTTAATAAAAAGACTCAAGCTCTTTTATATAACGGATTAGTTAATCCAGCTTATCCATCTATTAATGGCTCACAAACCAATTTATTAGGACACTTACTAGAAAAGTATCAATTTGTTGAACCAAACTATAATTTGGTTACAGAAGCATTATGGCTTTTAGCAGATCCAAAAGGATATAAAGATCAACTTATGTCTAAAGGAACTAATAAAGCAGTTGAACAAACAGTTAGAAAATTAAAAACTGCTCAGTCAACTAAAAAAGCAGCAAGTGGTGGTGTAACATCAAATGAAAAGCCAAGTTCAACAAAAAGAACACTTCCTAGAAGTCAAAACATATTTAAAAGATTTTAACAACAACAATAATTATTAATTTTAAAAAGTGAAAAAATGGCAACACCGGTTTTAAACAACGGTCTCTTTCTAAGAGACACTTCTTACCAGGCTAGTTCTCATATTGATTCATATCACTTAACACAAATGCTTGGTGATGCAGAGCCAATGGACATGGGTCCAGTGGAACTGTGGGCTATGACGCAAAAGGTAGAAATGCCTTTGTATCAAATGGCATCGTTTGGTGGTAAGAACACAATCATGGTGGACAATGCTAGAGGTGAGTACAAATGGCAGACTCCAGTTTCTCAATCTTTACCAATGTCTATGGGGGCTTTGGCAGAAACAAGAGCAGGAGACGGAGCGGATGGTGCACCTTTTAAAATCAGACTATCTAAAAGAGAGTTTGGTCATGGTGACATCATTACTTATGATAAGTACAATGGTCTTGAATTCTACATTACTGCAGATGACATCGTTCCTGTAGGTGATGGATGGGTTTATACATGTACTTTAGTTAACAATGCATCAGGTACTGGAATTGATCTTAAGTATCTAGCTGCAGGAACTAAGTTCTTCAGAAAAGGTTCTGCAAGAGGTGAATACGGAGAAAGATTCTCTGATATTTCAACTGGAGCAGGATTCAGAGAGTTCTACAACTTTGTTGGAGGAGCTGAAGCACACGTACACTATTCAGTTTCATCACGTGCAGATCTTATGATCAAAGGTGGTATGAATGCTGATGGTACTGTACCTGTAACTGAAATTTGGAGAAACTTTGACAAAAACCTAGATCCTTCTTTAGATTCTATTGAGTCTATTGCTGGAGCAATGGGTAAAGACTACATTAAGAAAGCATTTGATAATGGTTCTCTTTCTAGAACGTTCTTAACGTCTCTTGAAGCAGCACACCTTACTAAAATTGCTAATGACATTGAGTGTTACTTAATGTGGGGTCATGGTGGTAGAGTTAGACAAGACGGTCCAGATGACATCAGACTTTCTGTAGGTCTTTGGAAACAATTAGATAACTCATTTAAACGTGTATACAACAAATCAGCATTTAGCTTAGATATGTTCAAAAATGAACTTTATAACTTCTATGCTGGTAAAGTTGAGTTTGATGGTCCAGATCCAAAGAGACAATTAATTGTACAAACTGGTATCGGTGGTATGCAATTAGTTAATGCTGCAATTGCTGCAGAAGCTAATGGTGCTAACGGTATGATTACTAATGCTGATAACATTGGTGCAATTACTGGTTCTGGTATGGATTTAGGATTTGGATTTGCTTACACTAGCTTTGTAATTCCTTTCTTAGCTAATGTTAAGTTTGTACTAAATCCTGCGTTTGACAACTTACACACTAATGACATTGAAAATCCATTAGTAGATGGTCGTCCATTATCTTCTTACAGCTTCATTATCTTTGATGTAACTGATGAAGGAAATGACAACATTTACTTATTGAAACTTTCTTGGGATAATGCTCTTAAGTGGTTCTACCAAAATGGTACTATGGACTACATGGGAAGAACTCAAGGATTTGCTTCTTCAGGACACTTCAATGGTTATCGTGTAATGATGACACAAACCATGCCTGCTGTATGGGTTAAAGACCCAACTAAGGTTCTTAAGATTGTTATGAGAAACCCAGTTACTGGAGGATCATTCTAATCTATATATACATGAGATACGGGGGAGCTTTATGCTCCTCCATATTTCTTTAAACCAAATTAAAAACTAATTAAAAATTAAAAAAAATGAGTGACGTAACTATTTTTGAAAAATCAAATGCTGTAAAAGATGGTGCTATTGCTATCCGTGCATATTTTAATCCTGATCAAGATAATATGGGATTAGAAAAATATAACATGTCTTTACATGAAGGTGCTTTTCATAGTGAAAGCATTGCTGCTTTAGAAAGAAACGGTATAGTAAGATATGTAACAGGTTTAAATGAATTTGCTCCTGAAGTAAAAACATTACCTGAAAATGAAAAAAAAGCTAAAATAAAAGAAATTAGAAAGCATGTTGCAGAATTAGAAAAAGAATTAGCAACTAATGTTATAGATGTAGATGATCCTGAATTTTGGAGTAAGGTAGAAGTCTGCAAACCAAATAATGGTGAGTTTTGGAATAAGATTACTATTAAAGCAGGAAATGAGCCTGTATTTATTGATCCAAAAGTTGATCCATATGATAGAATAAAACTATTAGCAATTAAAGCTGGAGGATTTTCAATGATTGCTCCAAATTTAGAAACTGCTAAAAAAAGTGGAAAATATAAATTTTATTTAGATGAAGTTCTTGAAACAGCAAGTACAAGAACTAAAGATACTAAAATAAGAAATAAAGCTTTTGGTATTCTTAGTAATCTATATGATGAAGATAAAGTTAGACTAATGCATGTTGTTAAAGTATTAACATATAACAGTGCTCAGTATACTCAATCTACTCCATTAGATGTATTATATGAAGATGCAGATGGATATATAAATGGAAATGGTAGAGAGTCTAATTCTATTCAAGCAGCAAAAAACTTTGTAAATGCTGCTAAAATGGATACTGAATCATTAATGATGCATTCTATGGTAAAAGATGCTTTAGCATTTAATATATTAACTACTAAGTCAGATGGTTATATATATGAAAAGAAATCAGGAACTAAAATTGAAACAACAAGAGAAGGTGTTGTTGAATTTTTAAAGAACCCTGTTAATGATGAAATGTTAATGGATATAAAACAAAGTGTTGATAATCTATTAGTTAATTAAAAATGAATATTACTACACTACAAATAAAGTTTAGACAAAGGCTTAACAAGCTTGCTAGTAATGACTATGATAACATAGAATGTTGGCAAATTGTTGAATCTTTTAATAAAGCACAAATTGAATGGTGTAGAAAACAACTTCATGGTACAAATGCATATAGAGAAGGTGATGAAGCATCTAAAAGACGTATAGATGATCTTCAAATCCTTCTTTCTACGCAACCAATATTAGGTTCTGTTCAAACAGATTATTTTTTAGGAACTAGTTTTCCAGATAATTATTTAGAATTTAAAAGGGTTGACACAGATGCAACAACAGAATGTTGTAAAAAAGATCCTAGATCAATGACAGTATATTTAGCAGAAGAAGCTAATATTGATGTTATTTTAAGAGATCCTTTAAAAAGACCTGATTTTGAATGGGGTGAAACATTTTGTACACTAGCTAATAATACTATTAGGATTTATAAAAGAGAATTTGATATTGTAAATCCAAGAATTACATTTTATAGAAAACCTAGAAATATTCAAATAGCAGGTTGTTCTGATCCATATTTAAATGTTATTTCTGCAGCAGATGTAGAACCAGAATTTAAAGATGATATAGTTGAATTAATTATTGATGAAGCTTGTGCTATTATAGCAGGAGATATTAATGATGCAAATAATTATATTAGAGGAGCACAACAAGCAGATAAAAATAATTAATTATGAATGCAAAGAAACCTAAAGCAGCAAAAGTAATGGCTAAGTCAGTATATAAAAAAGGCGGTAGCACAAAAAAGAAGAAAAAGAGAGTTAAAAAGAAAAAATATTAGTATATTAATATAGAAGGGATAAGAGTTTAGGTTTGGGTACTTTTATCTTGGATTTAATAAACCCATTCTTTTTGTAATTAAAAAAGTCCTCTGATAGAAAAGGGGCAATATAAAAATGGCTTATTTTAATCATGCTTATGTAAAGTCAGCTGTAGTTACTAGTGAAGAGGCAGATACTGGCCAAGCTACTGGTACTTTAACTGCAGGGCAATTAGGTTTAGTAGACGCAAATACTTATCAAACAGTTGTATTTCCTACTACTAATACTGGTGCTCTTCCAGCTGAATTTATGTTAGTGTTTGGTAACTACAACCAAACTGACACATTAGGTAATAACCCTGTAAGAGGTGGTTATGCTGAATCAATCAAAACAAAAGTAATTAAAAAGAATTACGTAACAGGTCTTTGGAAAGCTGACTGTGTTGTTGGAGCTTCTCAATACATTGAAATTGAAGTTCCTGATGGATGTTTAAAATGTAATGGTTCTACTACTGATCAAAATCAATTAAGAATTGATATTAAAGGAGATGAAGCATTACGTTTCTTAAACAGATTTTCTTATGTTACTTTAGATTACAGAGAGTGCTGTACTAGTGGTGATGATGTTCCTGGTGCAACTGTTGTAGCTGCATGGGTAGCTAGAATTAACGAAGATCCTTTATTGAATCCATTTATTACTGCTTCAGCTGTAACTGGTGGTTCTGGTGCTAACAAGTTGAAGTTAGTTATTGACTACACTGCAACTTATTTTGATAACTGTTCGTATGATACAAGAGATCACTATGGAGTTGCTCCATTAAAAGTTTCAGTATCTCCAGTAGATGACGATGGTAA